CTAAAATACGCTAACACTTTAGTAAACGTAGGGTTTTTCTCCCTTCATTTTGCCTTTTTATTTTTTTCAAATAACCAAATCGCAGGTCTTAGTAGCGATCGTCATCCTTTCGGGTAGTGGTTAAGCACCTTTGCGGCAAGGTTTTCCGTCCCTGTGTACACGTAGACCAGGTTTAGAGCGCACGAAATCAAGGCCTGCGCCAGCCAAAAAACCGCATTATTTTGCCTTTTTATGTTCTTCTAGACGCTGCCTAAGTATGTTTGATCCGCCTACTCTGACGTTTATAATGCCATTATAATAGTCATCTGTTTCTAAAACTCGGCGTTCAAATTGCTCTCTAGCCTCTAAATATGACATTTCTGCCTTGGATTTGCAAAGATAAAGTATTTCTCTTGTGAAGTTTTCCGGACCTAATGCTTGGACGTCTGCGTTTAACCTATCAGATGAGCCGAAATAGTCGCGCCAATCGCTTTCTACTGTGCTTCTTCTTTTAAGTTTTTTGCCTTTGAGTGGTGGTTTTGTGCGTTTAAACTGTGCTAGTTTCTTGCCTATGTACTTCTGCCCGGTCTTGAGATTCGTGATGAGATAAACAAAGCCAATGTAGCCTTCGGGTATTTCTTCTACGGGTTGATTTTGATACGTCCATTGCACTCATTTAGTTACCTTAGGGGGTCTGCCGTTCTTACCGTTTCTGGCTATTTTGCGTTCTTGCCTTATTTCCTGTATTTCTACTCGCCTAATTGATGCCTCTTTACGTATTTCTGAAAGCCAATATCTTGCCTTTAATCCTGCCTCATCGGACCCACGATATGTAAAGCGGTCTTGCCACTTAAAGTATTCTTGAAATGCTTTGATCATTCTATCGTGGGCTTCTGTAGTCATTGCATTATTTCAATATCTGTAGAATAACTAGTGAATCCGTTTTCTTTGATCACTTTTAGCACGTGATTAACACGACTTGTTAGGTCGTCTCTGTGCGAAATCAAGAATACATTCTTATCTCGTTCTCTAGTCATGCGTTTTAACACAGCAATACTTGACTCTACTCCAGACGCATCCATGCCACTGTCTACTAATTCGTCGATAAACAATAGATTAATGCTTTGATATAGGTTTTCCCATACATCGCGGAATGCCCAACTCAGACTCAAGATTAATCTGTTGCGCTCACCACGACTTAAATTATCAAAATCTAAGTCTTGGCCTAACTGAGTTATGATCACACTTAGATCATTTTGAAATTCTACTATGTGAGGAAGGCCAATTTTATCTAGATAATAGGTCAGTCTTTGATTTAAGAATGCTAGATTCTGATCAATAATACGTTTGCGAACAAAGCTATCTTTGTTTGTTAGCAGCTTATGTAAAAACTCTTGATGATCTTTCAGTCTAGTCAGCTCGTTTACAGCATCCCAGTCAATTTCCTGTACCGCAGTTTTTTTAAGCTCTTCGATTTGTTCAGCATAAGGATTAGTTTCGGCGTCTTTGAATGTGATGTCTCGTTCTAATCGATCTACTGCATTCTTATGGTCTAATGCCTGCTCTAAGTTTTCGTAGATTACTTTTGGACAGACGCCTAATTCACCTAATAAAGACACTGCTTCGTTAAGAGTTGAAAGTTCTTCAGAGTATTCTACGATTATTTTCTGACTGTCGTCTACCTGTTTGGCTTTAGAAGACATCATTTCGTCGTGTTTGTGATCATGAATGTCTTGTCCACAGGCATGACATTTATGTTCCGCTAAAGACAGCAGTTCTTTTTTAAGTTTTTCTAGATTTTTTTGTTCTTTTTCTAGAGTAGAAGTTTGTTTAGCAATTAACGATGTTAGACTGTCAATTTCTTTTTTGTTTTTATTCCATTCTGTCAATGCACGTTGATTTATAATTTCGTTATCGATGTCAATATTGCTGAGTCTATCGATATTCTTTCTAAGATTCTCTAGAGCAGTTTCTTTTTGATCTTCCCACAGCTTTTGTTTACGCTCTAAAGATTCTATACTTTGTTGTATGCGATCATTAGAGGCTTTTACTGTTTCTATACGTGTGTTTTCTGTAGCAATAGCATCTTTAGTAAATTTGATCTGTTCTTTTAGTGCTTCTGCTTTTTCTGATAGCAGTGTTATACCTAATAATTGTTCGATGATCGACCGTTGATCAGATGACTTCATAGAAAGGAACGGTTCAGTGTAGGTGTTAAGAGCCACTAGATGCTTGAACATCTCGTGACTCATACCGATCATTTCGTCGATAGCTTTCTGTGTTTCTCTCGAATCGCCTTGACTTTCGTCAAGATCTTTAAGTTCTTGTTCTTCGCCATTGATAGAGAACTTTAAAAGATTAGGTTTACGACCTCTTTCTATGTGATATTCCAGACCATCTTTTTCAAAGGTAACAGTACATAGCATACCTTTCGAATTGATCTTATTAATAAGATTATCACGTTTAATATTAGTTAGGGCTTGACCGTAGATAGCATAGCTCAGTCCGTTGATGATTGTAGTTTTGCCTGTACCATTGCGGGCACCAGAGTCATCACCTCCTAGATCTAGATTTTCACCTAAGACTAAGGTCAGCTGTCCACGATCAAAATCGATAGCCTGGGTTTGATTGCCCACGCTCATAAAATTTTTAACAGTGAGATTCTTTATTTTAATCATAGTTCCTTGTAGATATCTAATAGCAGACTTTTGTTATAGCTGTCGCTTTCGATAGCGTTAATTTGATTCATAACGATAGTGTCTACACTTTCGAACTGAATATCTACAGCTACTTGTGCTGACTCAACTTCTACTTTTTCTGGTATCAGCATCAATTCTCGTAGATTGTATTGAGGAATAAACTGTTCTTTAATAAAGTTTGCTTCTTCAAAGGTAATAGGCAGATCGATGGTTACACGACAATGCATTTTTTCTTTAAGCAGTTTGTCTGGAGAATCGATGATCTGACTTAGTTTATAAGTTCTATATACAGGCTGACCTGGCCAAGTTTGATATTCAGGAACACCACCCCATTCTAATATCATCATTCCTCGATCATCATCGCCGGCATCAGCGTAATTATGAGGAAATGCGTTACCGATATACACAATATTATTGGCTTGCTGACGTTTGTGAAAGTGACCTGTAAACACATACTCTTGATTTACAAAATGATTTCTTTGTAATTGACCGTGATCCGGCATCTGTACCATTGCATTCATATAAAAGCTAGGTAGTTCTAGATGTCCAAAAATATATTTGCTTTTGATATTAGGGATGTCTTTCCATTCATCTGCAACTAGCCAAGGAAGAATCGTTACATCGCCTTCTGTAAAAGGATCTTTGATTGGCACCACGTTAGGAAACAACCTCATAAATTCAACCGAGTTAATTTCTCGTTTGTCTTTATAGAAAAGATCGTGATTTCCTAATATAAAATATACACGTTCAAAACTAGCACTGAGTCGTTCTAAGTTTGAAAGAGTATAATTCATCGTGCTGACATCAGTAGTCGATCTGTTATGATGCCAATCGCCTAGAAAGATTGCAGTTTCACAACCTTCTTTTTTAGCAGTCTCACAGAACCACTTGACGAATTCTTCACAGTCTATATTGTGAGTTCTACTTCCGCTTTTTAATCCAAAATGTATGTCGGTGAAACAGGCTGCTTTTTTAAATAGATTCATATAATGAATATTATACAGGTTATAATTTGAAAAATCAATCCCAATCTTGTCCGTCTGCAACGACAGGACCCGAACTTACTCCCGGCCCGCTGTTCTGACGAGTCCAACTTGGATTCATTCCGTTCATTTCTAGAATATCGTCTCTAATGTTCTGATTGCGTTTTTCAATGTTGATAATTCTAACGAATGAATTAGTAACAGCAGCAGTATAGTAAGCAAAAGGATTATCTGATTTACTTTCATCGAATTGAAGTCCTATCTGAGTTAGTTGAAGTATAGCCTGTCCACGCATTTCATCATTGTAGGTGTAACCACGAACGTTGCCGCGAGTAGCATATCGTTCACAGAGTTTTAAAAACATCCGAGCTAAATTATCTGTCATCTTACCATGATCTTTTGAAAATTGCCCGTTGTTAATAGTCCCCTTCCAATGACTTTTTCCTACACAGATAAGATTGTCGTTGTCATCAAACTTCCAATGTTGGAAAGGAGGAAAATTTACTTTGTCATGACTATCTGCAGTATTCTTTAGAGTCTTCTTACGACCAGGAGCCAGCGGTATGTGATCAAATGTCATTACACGAAATACTACATCTTGTTTCGAAATCTTTTTGTAATCTATTTCAAAATCTTTAGCAGGCGCTTTTTTTCCTGTTGCTGCCTGTGCTTGTTCGTGAGCTTGTTTACTGAGCTTAGATGCTCGATTGCGTTTAGCTTCCGCTACTGTTCTTACATTAACTTTACTTAAGTTTGAAACTATAAGATCGTAGTCAGAATATTCTGGTTTTTCAAAAATGCAGTATGTGTTTTTGCTTAAATGTATTTCTTTTAATAGGTCTTTGTTTGTTAGATATTTTATTTTTGGTACAAGTGTCATAGTTTAAGGATCTCCTAATACTTATATAATAGCACATTTTTAAAGAAATAAATAGACTATACGGAGATTTTTAATGCCTTTGTCTATAAATCCTTTATCCAAATTAGTTGCAACAGTGTCTTCTCAGATATCAGCAGCATCGTCGTCTGCTGACACTACCGCTGTTTCGGAAAAATTTGGTTCCATCAAAGCAGATTTAAATGCTAAAGTAGGACAATTAAGTGGCTCGCTGAATAGTGGTGTGGGTCCTCTAGGAGGCTTGTCAGGCGGACTAAAAAGCGGATATGACGCTGCCGCCGGAGTCGTTAAAACTGCAATGGGAGGTGTTAGCAATGTTGTGCAAAGTCTTCCTTCGGCCGGAGAAATATCTACAAGAGCTGCAGAGATAGGACAGTCTATAGATAAATTAGGATTGGCTTCGGGTGGATTAGGAACAGGCATTAGAAATCTTGCTTCCTCTATATCCGGAGCAGCTGGCGCTCTCAATAATATACTTAGTTTAGGAAGAGGTAAAAATTTACCCAGCGGCGGAGAATTATTCACACAGACTGGAGCATTTGTTTCAGTGACTCCAGGAACACAAGATGACTGGCGTGTAAGAATTAACTGTAACTTTGGTTTATTTGGTAATGCCTTTGATAGGCTGGTAGCGACCAACGGTGTAGTGTGGCCTTATACACCTAATATAACTGTATCAACTAAAGCAAATTATTCAACAGTTGATGTTGTCCATAACAATCAACCCTTTTACGGATACAAAAATAGTCAGGTAGATGATATCACTATCAGCGGAGACTTTAGTTGTGAAACAGAAACAGATGCAGAATATTGGATAGAAGCTACGACATTTTTTAAAACAGCGACAAAAATGTTTTTTGGTTCGGGGGACAATGTAGGCAATCCTCCGGTCGTCTGTAATTTATCTGGCTATGGATCAAGAATCTTTAACAATGTACCGGTCATTATAAAAAGTTTTTCAGTGACATTACCTAGTGATGTTAATTATGTGAAATGTATGAAAGGCGGAAAGCCTACTTGGGTGCCGATATTCAGCGAGATTTCAGTGGTAGTTTCTCCTATCTATAATAGAGCAAAATTACGACAGTTTGATTTGAAAAAATTCGCCAACGGCGAAGCTGTAGGATATATCTAATATGGCCAACTATAAGAAATCTTCTCCTTGGTATAATACCAAACAAAATAATCTTTATCTTGAACTTTTAGAGATTCGACCAGTGCCTGCAGAAACTGATGATTTCTTATACACCATAGAAAATCAATATAAACACCGACCGGATTTATTAGCCTATGATTTATACGGCGATACAAAATTATGGTGGGTATTTACACAAAGAAACATGACAGTGCTTTCAGATCCTATTTTTGATTTTGAACCAGGGGTTAAAATTTTTTGTCCTAAAAAATCTAATCTTCAAAAATATTTAGGAGTCTAATATGGCTGCTAGAAACTTAGGAAGAGAAGTAGCAACATATCTAAGACCTGACGGTTCTCCTGCTGTG